AGCTTCAAACCAATCTTTAGAAACACCAGTTAAATTACTTGGACTAGGTGCTTCTGAAGGCTTAGCTTCCGCAGCAGGAGCTGCAGCTTTTTTATCTGCACCAGGTGTTGTTGATGCAGGAGCTTTCTCAGTAGTTGTTTGAGGTTTAGCACCCGGAGTAGCAATTGAAGTTGTCTCTTGAGGTATCGCACTAGCACTAGGATTATAAGCTGGAGCTTGATACGTTTGTTTATTTTGTTTAGCTAAGCTTGTAAACTGATTATTAAGTTGTGGTATTTGTTTATTTATTTCAGCTAGTTTGTCATTAGCATTAGCAATAAGAGTTGGGTTAGCTAATGGACTGTTAATAATACCTTTATAGAAGTTAGCTTCTTTAATCTTATTGTTTACAATATCTTTAGCTGTAGCTAATTCAAACTTATCACGACTTAAATTATAAGCTCTAGTTTTATCACTTTCAGCTACACCTTTCCAGTAATTACTATCAGATGCTTTTTGTATATTAAACTGTAGCTTTTGACTATCCATTTCTAATCTAGCGTTTTGAGCACCAGTAAGAGTACTACGTTCAAATCCTTTAGCAGCAGCTAATACTTTATTAACATCAATAGTACCATCTGCCTTATTAACAGGAGGAATTATTTGATCATCATAACCATATTGAGTATGAGCTTTAAGTTGTAAGTCAGCCATTACACGTTTAACATTCTCTTGTGAAGGGTCTTCTTCAATCTGTGTTCTAGCCATACGTACTAAACCACCTACAGCATCAAGTGTTAAAGCTTTAGCATGTAGTGTATTAACTTTAGCTTGAGCTGCTTCATTTTGTAATTGAATGTTAGCATGTCTAACTTCATCAGCAGCTTTATATTTACCTTTAGAATCTAAGAACTCTGCAAGACCATCATTATAAGATATCTTTTTTTGAATAGCATCTTCATGACGAACTACAGACTCATACTGTTGTAATACTGGTTGTTTATTAGTAGTATCAACAGGTGGTCTTGGTTGAGTAATTGTTTGATCAACAATAGCATTGCTAACTAAAGGTTTACCTTGACTATCTACAGGATCATCACCAGTAGCCATCTTATGCATATCAGCATAATCTTTATGGAACTGATCTATTGATTGACCAGGTGCCATAAATGCAGGCATTTGTCCTAGGTTAGCAGCAGGAGCTGTAGTATCACCAGGAGGTGTATAACCTTGTATTGTAGGTTGTTGTTGTTGTGTTTGAGTTGATGCATTTGGTTGTTGTTCTTGTGTAGTACCTGCTTGATTACCTTTCCAGAAATCAGTAGTACCTGCATCTACAGTAGGTGCTTTAATATCTGTTTTCTTTTGGTCGGTAGTAGGATCAGTACTAGTAGTACTCGAATAATCAGGACTACCAGGTTGGGATCCTTGCGAACCCGCTGGTGCTGCGGAACTAGGTTGTTGAGCTGCATATTGTTTCTTTAAGTTATCAGTTTGATTTTGATCTATTTGCTGACCCATGCTTTGGGCTGCATTGAAACCTTGCATAAAGTCCGTTACTAAATTTACACCTGCCATAATATTATCCTAAATATCTTATAAAAAGAGTGCATCAAAAAGACCAGCACCACCTGCGGCTGCACCTCCACTAGCCGCAACAGGTGTTCCCATCCAGAAAGCAGTTGACCCAATTGCAGGGGCGCCAACTGAAGCCCCACCGCTAAAAAGCCCCATCTGGGATGCTCCACTGATCCCCATACCTGCTAAACCTGCTGCTGTTTGTAAACCTGTAGAATTAGGTTGACCTAAGTTCATAGGAGCTTGACCTGCTGCTGATAATGGCATTAGGTTACTAATCATTGTTTGTAAAGCTTGACCAGCATAACCTTGACCATATTGTTGCATTGCTACTGCTTGGTTACCAGAACCTGTTAATCCCATAGCAGCTTGTTGTCTAGATAATGATTGTTGACCTTGATTTAAACCAAACTGATAACCAGGTTGTGCTTGAATAAAATCATAGATAGACATACCACCACTAGAAGTTGAACTACCTGTAGGAGATGTACCAATATAATTTTTCTTACCTGATGCACCGTTAATACCTGTTTCACCACCAGCAAATGCAGGATTAACTCCACCACCACCACTCATTGTATAGTATTGACCTACTTTTGGATCATAGTAAACTGCACCACCTCCACTACCTCCACCAGAAGAATTTGTAGTAGTTGTACTTCCTGCTGTAGAACCACTTACACCAAATAGTTCTCCAAGTAAAGCAGCATATGGAGCACGAGCTCCTACACCAAAGAAGTCTTGAGCCTGCCCGCCAGCAGAGTTACCTCCTCCTCCTCCTTTACCTCCACCACCATAAAAGGTAAATGACTCTACTAAAGTCGTTACCCAGTTAAATAAGTTAATCATTTAATTCTCCAGTGAATATTCATAAGTACGATATGTTTCTTTCCAGCCTATCTTCTTTAAAGGTTTACCCCAACCGCGTCTACCCATAAATTCTATTCTATTACAACCATTTAGTTTACCAAACTGTGCCATAGAATCTACTATAGGTTGTTTCCATTCTTCTAAATCTTTACCACCAATAAAGTGTCCTACTAAAGACTTTAACCCTGTAGGGTATTCTATAAGCTCTGTAACAGCTGATGCATAGATATCATTATCTTTAAATGCAATCCATAGTTGATGGTTTCTAAAGTCTATATTATCTTTGACTTCTTCTAAAGTATATCTACCACCTGATAGTCGTATTGCTTTGTCTAGGTAGTCTTTTACTTTAGGAAATACTACATCTATGTCGTTTTTAGGTACTATTACTATATGCATTATTGTGGTGATAATACAGCACCATTAACATCTAATTCAACTTTAAACACTCTTAAAGGATTGTTTCCTGTATAAAGAAACTCCCAAGCTCTTCTTCTAAAGCGACCAGTGTTATAAATACATGGTTTCTGTAAACTTAAATCTATGTTACGATACCCTGACCAAGTTTGATAATCATCATCAGAATGTCTTACTTGCATGGTATCATTAATGTTATCAGCAAATACTGTTAAACAAGGTACTGTCTTTTGATCGTAAGTACCATAGTCATTTCTAGGAGTAACAATTCTCATAGTCACTGGACCAAAGGGATCTACATAGTTCTTTTCATCTAATTTAAATACTAAACCATTAACAGCATCTAGTACATAGAACTGTTGACTACCAAATGGAAACTGAGTTACAAATGAACATTCAAAGTAGTTCTCAGTACCACCAATGAATTGTTTATTAGTAGTCCAGAATGCCCATTGTTGTGTACTAATATCAAATACAAGTGTTACGTTTTGATCTTGTAATACTAAACCATAGAATGTATGACCTGATATTCTATAGATCCAAGAATATACTGTGTTAAGATTACTTGCATTAAGATACTCTTCTACTGCTTTATTAGATACAGGCATAGGTGTTAAGCCATCCATCATCATAACAGCTCTACCACCTTCTTTAACAGTAGCCATCCATATAACAGATTCTTCTAATTGTTGTACAGACCCACCATGAGCACATCCTATTTCTAGTGTAGCTGATGGGTTAACTTGTAACACTGATCCAATAGGATTAGCAGCATCAAAGAAGAACTGAGTTGACCATTGTTTAAAGCATACTAAATAGTTAAGGTGTCTACAAATAGCAACACCTCCATCAGAGTCACCGCCAGCTCTTACGTAATTTAATGCACCCCATGATGATGGGTTTTCTAAATCAGACTGCCATATAGTAGCAGTGTTATCCATAGCAAATACATAACCATCAAGGTATACTAACCCTGGTACTGGGTTAGATGGAAAGCTATTAAAGTTAGCTGTAGCACCTGCAGGAACTGCTACTGTACCTGTTATGGTTGTACTAGCTACTGTTTGTGAAGGACTAACACTATAAGTACCATTACCACCTTGGTTATAAAAGTTGTATGTACCAGCAGCTTGTGTTGTTAAACTATTACTTAAAGTTATAGTTGTACCTGATATTGCAGTAACTATAGTTCCTGAGGGAATGCCAGTACCTGCTACAAGTTGATTTATAGCCACATTAGTAACTGATGAAATAACCATTGTTGTTGAGTTACTATGACCACCACTAACAAATGTCGTAGTAGCGGCAGGAGTATCAGTTGATGTTAATTGACTACCTAATACAGAGTTAGCACTAACTCCTGTACCAGTTAACAACATACCAGGATAAAACCCAAATGTAGTATTAGCTGTAACTGTCATTGTAGTACTTGCTATACTAGCAGTTCCAACAGCTATTGTACCACTAAAGTTAACTGTTAATGTTCCACTTAAATTAAAACCAGGATTAGTTAATACAACGTTAACAATAGAACCATTATAAGTAGTATAAGTACCAGTAGCTGTACTACCACCACCAGACCCAGTTACAGTAAATGTACCACCAGAAGTTGGATAACCTGATCCACCACTATTTAATGATACAATATTAACTTGAGTTGCTATATTAACTAAATTATTATTAGCATCTAAATAATACCCATTAACTTGATCATGGAACACCATGTAAGGATGAGGAGCACTTGTAGATAGTGTATTAACAAAACTAAATGTATTAGTAGAACTATAACCATTACCTATGGGAGTTACAGTACCTCCTGTAATACTTGTAAGGTAGCCACCTGCAGCTGCATATAAATTACCATTGTAATTCCATAATCCTTGACCAGGTGCTGTTAATGGTGTACTTAATGTATAAGCTTTTTTACCAGGTCTTTTAACAGCATGTACAGTCTGTCCTGTTTGTTCTAAGTAGCAGTTAACCATCTTACTATCTTTAGTAACATCATTAGTCCTACTGTCAATAGGAGGTGCTACAAGCATACTAAGCTTAGGCATTAACGAAAGTTCCTATTAAATCCTGTTCTAACATCTGGTTGGAAGAATGTAGAAGAGTGTTCAATATCCCAGTCTTCAATGTCTTTTTGGNATAACATAGCCTTTTGATCATAGTAANTCTTGTCCTGTAATGTTTTATCATAATCAGAAGCAAGCTCTGCCATCAATGCCCATTTAAGAGCTAAGAACCATTCACTAGGAAAATCAAAGTTATCATTAGGATTATTAACATCATAGATAGGTCTTTGTACATTTAGTTTTAATGTATAATTTGTAGCAGTATTAGTATCTGGTGTAAGGAATACTCTTACAGTACCATAGTTAACATATGGTTTATAGAATACACTGTTTGTAGTTCCTTGAGAGAACTTACTACCTAATATAATATATTCTTGTTCTGATATCAATTGCATAGGAATATCTACAGCAGGAGACACAGAGTTGTTTCTTAAGTAAGCTTGTAATACTCTAAGAGGTTTATTAGTTACTAAATCAATTGTTGAAGCACTACCTGCAGGTCCAATATTATATGATGTTTGTCCTGCTACTAATGGTAAGTTAACATCACCTATTGTCCATAGTTTAATACCATGCGTCTGCCATTTCTTCATAATAAGATTAAGAGCAAAAGAAGCATTCTCTACAGCTGTAGCAGAAGGTTGACCACCTTCTTCAAGAACAGATAGCCCTCTTAAAGCTGCTTCTATAATCTGATTACGTGTTACGGTAAAAGTTGTGGTTCCAGTAACTGCCATGATTAGTCCTGTGATGTATTAGTGGGTTTCTTATTCTTTGCAATAAATCTATCGTATATACGGACAAGGGTCCAGAAGATAGTTAGTAATGCTGCTAGTGGTGGTAACATAGTAGTTATAGTTCCTAAGGCTGTTGCAGCTGCTACTGCATCTACTACATGTTTTACTGGTTCTGTTAGTTGTAAGTGATCGACCATTTTATTTCTTCATTGTTTGTTTATAGCACAGAACCCAATCTCTAGCGATACAGTTTTGTGCTTGGATTAATGTAATTTGTCTTTTACATACTTGACGATGTAACTCATTCTCTAACTTATCTTTATCATGAGCATTGTTTGTTCCACAATAGCTTTGAGGCCATAAGTTATTAGCTGTGTTATCACCACCTAGTTCTAAAGACACCAAGTGATCTATCTCAAATCCTTCAGAACAAACTGAACGATCATTACCTGTTATACCATAATTCTTAAATAGTTGTTTCTTTAAAGAGTCAGAAACGTTACGCACTGTGCTAGTTTTAGTAGTGCATACTTCATCTACTGTAGTAGATCTAACGCTACCAGGAGTTTTATTAACATCAGGGAGAGTGCCTGCATTACAGACTACTATCATTAATGCCCACAAACTAAAGCTCTTTAGAATCATACCCATATATATTTGCAATCTTTTCAGCTAATTTAAAGAAGGTTCTATTATGTTTTTCATATTGTTTACCTTCAAGATACATAACTAAATGAATCATTTCATGTAATATAGTTTTACATATAGAATCAAAATGACTGTGCTTAGCTATTGATATTGTAATGCAATGTGGTTCAGGTTGATACATACCACATATTTCAGGGTCATCAACAATAAGCCATTCTATTTTACTTGCTACAGGAAGGTCATATTTGTCAAAGGGTGGTAGTTTACAAAACAATGTGTACATTGCCTTGACATACTCTTCTTTGACTAATGCACTCATTTCTTAATACTTAAATACATTCTTTCGCCAATGACGAAACTCATACAAGCACCTGACATATCTAAGAACACTGCTATTACAGATGCACCTACAATGTTAGGATAAAATACGATAACACCAGTAAACAACAATATAGCACTAATAATAACATATCTAAATGATGCTCTTAGGTCTACAATCCATTGAGCTGGTTGTCCTGTGACAGTACCATCTAATGAAGCTAGTGCTTGTAGCTTTTGAGCCTCAGCCTCCATAAGTTGAACTCGTTCTTGTACATTCTGAGGTTGACCCCCTGCTCCTCCAGTAATACGAGCAAAGATACCTCTTAGACCATCAGTAAATGCTGGTACTAAAGCAGGTAATATTAATGAAAGTATACTACCCATTATTCACCAGTAATAGTAGGATGTGTGTTACCTGTTACTGCTGTTTCAGCTGAGATTATTGAAGTTGCTAATGTAGCATTAACTGACGCTTTAGTAGCTGCTGTTCCTGTAATAGCTGTTTCTTGTGCTTTAGGTTCTAACACATGTTCTATTTCTTCTTCTACTTCTTTAGCTACTCTTAAGATGTTGTGTAATAAATTCATTATGCTGATTCCTTAGTTAATAATGTATCTAATGCTTGAAGAACAATAATTGTTTCTTCTGTTAATACTTTGATACCACGAAGTACAACTTTAAATACATATAAAGCTGCTTTCTTTAATAAGTCTAACAATTGTAATAATTTAGATTTCATTTAGTTCTCCTTAGTTAAACTACTTGTCCTGTTGCATTATCAATAGTAACAGGTTGTGGAATAGGTTTAATAGTGTTATCACTTGGATCATACCAGAATTGATCTGCTACTACATTATCTGCACATGGTGTCCAAAATAATGGTGCACCCACTTCAAATGTTTGACCGTCAGGCTCCACTTGAGCTACTCTGTAACCAGTTTCTCTTGGTTCACTTGGACTAATTAATGCTTGTTTCATTTTTTATTCCTTATTAATATTCTACTATTACAATACCTGAAAGACCTGCTGATTTAGTGGGTTGTGGACCAGAAGAAGGACTTCCCCAACCACCGACACCATAACCTGAAGGGCTAGTGCTACCAGAACCTGGTGAAGGAAAACCAACAAAACCAAGTGTTGTAAGACCACCTTGACCTGCACCTACGCTAACTGAACCTGCTCCTTGTTGTCCAGTAAGAGAAAAAGTAGCTCCTGTTGCAGTTCCACCAGCGCCACCACTAGGGAAACCACCTCCACTACCTCCTGTTGCGGATACAACAGCACCAAAAGATGATGTTCCCCCTGTATTTCCATTAGAAGGAGGTGTAACAATCGCACCTCCTGATCCCACAGTAACTGCATAAGGTGTAGAAGCAGTAATAGGACCTACATAAATTCCATAACCGCCACCACCGCCACCACCACCGATACTTGGTGTTGAAGAACCGCCACCACCACCACCACCACCCAATACAGTTACTTTAATTTTAGTTGTAGTAGAAGGTGTTGTGAAAGTACCAGGTGAAGTGAACACTTGCATATTAGTGAAACCAGATGCAGCTGCAGCTTGGAATGAAGGGAGTACACCAGGGCCATTAGATGTTAGTATTTGACCTGTAGTACCAGTACCAATGTTTTGTAATGCACCAGTGGCAGTTGTACCTGCTGCTAATACACCATAAGCTGTTGTTAAAGTAGTTAGCCCTGTACCACCATTAGCTACACCAACAGTACCTGTTACGTTAGTTGCATTGGTTGCATTGGTTACAGCTGTAGAACCAATAACTGATACTACTTGAGCTGCAGTTGCAGCAGTTAGTGCACTAGAGGCATTACCATACAATAAACCAGTGAGTGGTGTAATAATAGGAGCAGCACTAAAAGTAGCTGCTGATGTAAATGTTTGTGATAGTGCCCATGTATTAGTAGAATCAAGTTGACCAAAGTTATTTAAATCAGCTGCTGTAAGACGTAATTGAACATAGTCACCAGTAACAAATGATAATGCTGTTGTACCATCTTGTGCTCTTACAATAGTAAATGTATCTGTTGATCTAGCAGTTACTTTAACAATTTCTAATGCACCACCAGAGGCTTGTTGTAGTGTACAATAGAAGTATTGTGATCCTGTAAGGGTAGGAAATAAAGCACCACTACCTGTTGAAACAGTTAATGATGTAGCAGAGTTAGTTATACCACTAGCTAAGGTGGTACCTGCATTATTGGTAAATTGATTAAGTGCCATAAATTATCCTATAGTTACTTTGTTAATTTGGAAGTTGTTAATTACTTTTGGATCTGATGTATCATGTTTAATTACATCTATTTCTAATGATGTTCTAATTTGTACATAAGGATTTAAAGGTCCAAATGCTATTTGTGAGTTATATGTAATTGGTAAAAAGTTATCACTAGGTTCTGGACGAGTCCAAGGAGCTAACTGATTATCTGCTACACCTCTAACAAAGTCTTGGGGTTGTCTAATTTCCCAATCGTCTTTACAACAAAACAAACCATCCCAACGTTGTTGTAACTGAGATGCTTTATATTTACGACCACAGACATCACAGTCTGCTATCCAGTCGCCTTTATCATATCTAGGTGTATAAGACATGATTAGACGTTAATAGGAGCTATTACCGGAAGATCACCTACTAAAGTAAATGTGTTACTAGCAGATGTTGTTACAGTCATTTGTAAACTATAAGTAACTCCATCAACTCCATTGGCTATACGTTGTATAGCTTTTTGTGTAGGTACACTATTAACTGTCCAAGATGGAGATCCAACTAGTATGTTAGAAGGGTTAGAATCAGTTCCTTCTTTAACTTGTACTACACAGGTCGCACCGTTAATAGTTTCACTAGAGCCCAACACAGGGCTAAAGTCAAAGGTGAATAGTTCACTTTCAGTTGTTATTTTGTATGAGAATGAATTACTCATATATTTAAATCCTTGTCAATAAATAAAGTTCTAAACTTAACTAAAGAGATAGACCTAACCTTTTCTAAGGTTCCTATCATTGTAATAAAAGGGATTCTTGCTAGTGATCTTATCTTAGGTACAGCATATATAACTTTATTAGCTGCATAATTGACAAAAGATATAAGGTTAGCTAGTAAACTAACACTTACATTTGATACAATATTAAAGTATTTATTAATACTCTTAATTAATATTATAACAGAATTTACTGTTATTGTCAAGAACTTTTGCCATACTTTTACTAAATTAACTGTAACGGTAGAAGTTACATTTAAAACCCTATAATAGAACTTAGAATAAGCTAAGGTAGCACTTGTAGTTAAAGATGCGTTTAAGAGCTTTCCAAGGGCCTTTATAAGGCTAATTATAGTGCTTACAGATGTTGATAATACCTTAGATAAGCTTTTAACTATTGTACTAGTAACCGTAACTGTAACTAATAGTGTTCTAAGCCTTGATATTTTAAGTGAAACACTAATTACTTCTGATTCAACTATAGTTAAGAACTTACTTAAAGCTTTACTTATCGTAGCTGTAGTACTACTAGAAACACTCTTAATAACACTTATAATTTTACTAATAGAACTAGAGATAGTTACTATAGTAGCTGTTAAAGGTTTAAGTATCCTTTTTATAACAGTTGTTGTATTATTAACCGTTACTAATAAAGTTAGTAAATGATTAGCTTTCTCTAATAAAGTTATAACTTCACTAATTACAGTGGTTATAAACTTACTTATATTCTTTACTATTAAAACAGTATTAGATACTGTAATAGATTTATTTATGTTTAATCTTTTAATTAAACTAAGGGTATTACTTGCTATTACAGATAGGGTCTTAGGTATTGACTTAAATAAAGACGTTGTAGTAGATACTACTGATGCTGTAATAGTCTTAGATATTGCTTTAGTAATTGAGACTGCATTGGAGGATGTTACTGATAACACCCTCGCAAGAGTCTGTAGTCTACTTGTAGTAGTTGTTACTACACTTGTAATAAGTTTTACAAGTTGAGTTTGTCTTACAAATGCTATAGTATTAGATATAGCAGTTGCTGTAAGAGCTTTTAAGTATAATGTACCTGAAGTACCATTAACCTGCTCTACATTAATGGGAGCTGAGTTAAGAGCCACGTTAGCTCCCTATATATTAACTAAATTGTACTTTAAATGTAAACTGAATACTGTCACCAGTGTTTAATGCTAAACCAGTGAAGTCACCTTTTACAAATAAGTTACCAGATGTTGATGCGTCAAATACACCTGCATTAGTAATTGTTTCACCAGTAGCAGCTGTCATAGTACCAACAATTTGTACTGTATCATTAGTAATAGATGTTGTTACTTGAGTAGCTGTACCAGCAGTTCTTGGTGTTACTTCAGTAAATAATGTTGTATCAGTAGCAGATGTTGTACCAGCACCTGTTCCCCATGCAACATAATTAGGAGTAGTACCACTACCAATAATTCTATTGGTAACGATAGCATGTCCTGAGTTTGTTAAAAGTGTAGCCATTGTTTAATTCTCCAAATGATTCGTTTAATAGGATTAGAGCTCCAATAGTCAATAGTACCTAGTTCAACAACAGTACCATCAGCCCGTACAATACGAGCTGACAGTTCTGCTTCTTTTACATTAGTACCGACTTCCATTAAGGAGTCCAACCTTTTGTTAGTTCTAAGATAACTGAGAAAGAATATCCAGATGATGTCCATGTTCCTGTTTCAGTACTTGTTGACCAGAGAATCTTTCCTGTCCAACCTGTATTCTTAGGATTAGGTAAACCACCTAAATGTCTATAATCAGCTTTACCTCGACCCGCTAATTGTTCAATAACTGTAGTACCTGAGCTATCATCCCAGACTAAGTTAACCACAATACCGTCTTCAATATTGTGGATAATCTTTTCGATTGTGTACCAACCAGCTTTTAAATAGTTAGATCCTGTTGGATCAACTGTTGAACGAGCTGCTGGATCTACTAAAGTTGCAGAAGTAAAGTCGGCCGTATTTGCATTACCAGTTAATTTCAGAATAGTAGTTTTAGGACCATCTGAAATAATCTGTATGTTTGATGTATTAGCCATTCTTATCCCCTATTATCGTGAAAGTTCTTGAGCTGCTAAAACAAAGTCAACAGTTAATGTATCAGTTGCTGTAGGAGTAATTTGGAATACTGGGCTTAATAAAGCATTTGTTAATGTAGTGCTTGATGATCCAATAGTAGGAGCAGTAACACGAGCTACGTTAACATTGTTAGCAAACACTTTAATATCTGTACCATCAAAGTATAAACCTAAGTCAACCCATGTAGCTGCTGCAGCTGTTGCTACACCAGTTACTAAAGTTGTAGCTGTAGAACCTACTGTTGATACTAAGTTGATTGATGTTGAAGATGCTGCTTTAGAAAACCATAAACCGTCAGTAGCTGCTGAACCATTTTGTAAACCTACATAAAATGATACGTTACCTGCTACTGCAGATACTTGAACTCTTGTTGAATACCATGCTCTGTTACCAGCTTGGAATTGGAAGAATGTACCGTTCTTGTAAGCAGATGATGCTGTTGTAGTACCACCTGGTGTTAATACTGCTGCACCACCAACTACTGAGTTAGATAATGCAAATGTTGATGATGAACCAGTTACAGAATAGTCTGTACCGATAAGTGTGTTAAAATCATTAGTGTAAACTGAGCTACCTAAGTTTTGTGTACTTCCAGTGTGAAACGGATCTGGAAATGGAAATGAGTAAAGTGTCTCGCCAGAATAAGCTGTAGATACTCCACTTAAAAATCTTGATGGTGCTGACATGTAAGTCTCCTTTGACGTTGCTTAGCAACGCTTAATTAAAAGCGTCATTAGAGCGTTAATAAATTTAGTTCTTAAATCCCTTTTTAGGGACAGTTGTATCAGGGCGTTTGCCCTTTTCTCTTTCGTGTTCAAAACCCATTTGAGTCTCCTAATAAGAGCTGGGGAGGGACTTTATCCCCTCCCACCACTCAGTGATGTCCCGATTAAGGACCGTTAACACCCCAGATTGCTCTAGGATCTGACCAGCCGAAGCTGTAACGTTCATAACCTTTTGCCTTAGCATTCATAGTATCGAAGTCATTGTCTTGGTCAAATTGCATACCAACACGTTCGTAGTACTTCATACCTGTTTTGCCAGGGATTGTGTTACGGATAAACCAAGCATTTGGTGATGTTAAGTAATGATTAACTTTGAATCCACCTGGAATGTAGTTACCAGATTTGATCACGTTAATGTCATTGTTAGCATTACCAGTTTGGTATGATGAATGTAAAATGCGTTGTGCATTGAACACTTGTTGACGTGGGATAATCAATGTTTTAGGCATGATATTGATTAAGAGACCACGATCGTTTTGTAGACCCATGATTGCAATGATAGCATCTTCTAGAGCTGCTTCAGACAAGTCAACATCAACTGTTGGACGGTTAGACCATGTACCACCTGATGTATTTGGGTGTGCTGTATTAGCTAATGAAACAGAATCGCCACCAGCGTATGTATTGCTGAATGCTCTGTTGTATACGTTAGCTGCTACGTTTTCTTTCGTTTGACGGAAAGACATAGCTAAAGCTGCAGCACGTTTACGTGACACTTGCTCATATAAGTTATCATCTAACTCTTCTTTAGTTACGATGTAACCAAGAGCATAAGCAATGTGTGTGTAACGTGTTGTGAAGCCTTGAACTTCTGAATCGTACTGAACACCAGCACCTTCAGGTTTTTGTGGTACTAAACCGAAGCCAGTGAGTTGTACATCTTCTTCGTAGTTCATTGTAGAAGTTTCTGAATCAAAAAGATCAGTATATTCTACTTGGTGTTCGTCGTATGTTTGACCCCACCATTGTTTGATCCCAGGCCATAAGGCTTTAGGATGTGATGCTGTGGTAATTAAACCCGCCATTTTAGATCTCCTTTAATTATTAAACACCAGTACGGCCTGTTGCTTGACCGATATAGGCATGAACGTTCCAACGAACTACTAATTCACAATAAGCACCTAACGCATTATCAGGACGTGAATTGATACCCACGATTTGTAATGGTAAGCTGTTTGTTGTTGCTGGACCAGTTGCTACTGTATTTGAGAATGGAGAACCATTGCCAAGAGTAGTTTGGTTAGCTGTGATAGTTACGTTACAGTTGTTGTTTAAGTTAGATGCAGCCCAAACAGTTGAGTCACCTTGAACAGTGAAGAATGTCATTGGGTCTGTAACAACGTAAAGGTAATGTGTACCTGCGTTCAATGGAAGGTAAGTTTTCTCTAATGAGAGTGAGTTACCAACTAATGAAGTACCAGGATCAGCAACACGAATACCAACAATAACACCAACTGGTAAATTGTTAGCTGCTACTGTACCTGACCATTTTGTTACATATGGAACGCCATTAGCGTCACCACCTGCTGCTGCTGCAACGATGTCACCGATCGCGTAGGTGTTTGAAGCATCACTCGCTACTGCGAATAATGTTGCACCTTGTGACCATGGTGAACCGTCAGTGTTTTGTACTGGGCTTAGGCCCTTAGGACGATTGATGTTCGCCATTTATAAAACTCCTTTGGTTAGTTTGTATATTTGATACCTTCACGTGGTGTATAGAAACCTTCTGCAGACGTACCGTCTTTAGTATTTCTTCCACCTCGGATTGCATCATCAATTAAATTGTTCTTAGCTTGTAATGCTGCTTGATCTTCTTCATACCACTCTTGCTTAATCTTCATCAAGTAACAATATAAAGGACCACCATCAGCGGTTCTTCCTACAAGCCATCTTACCTTATCTCCTAGATCAGTGTTACGAGATACTACGTTCTCTTTAACACCGCCAACTTCCTCGGGAGCAACAAACTCATAACCACCGTCTAAAGCATCTGCTATACGACCATTTTCGTCATTAAAACCGTGTAGGTGATAACCATCAATGGTATAGTTTATAGTTAGCTTTCCTTGTGTTCCATTGAACACGTTTCTTTTACGTTCCTGTGAAGGACGTTCAGAATTGTTACGAACTTGTTTCTCTAATGCCTTTTCTCTTTTATCTTCTGGTGTATCTGCTACTGCCATAATTTTCTCCTTATTCCCAATCGTAATTATCTACATATTCTTGTTTAGTTTTAAATAAGCCTTGCTTAATAAACTTATCACAAGCTGCTTTAGCTTCAGGTGGTAATGCGTCATAAGACTTCTTACCTCCACTTCCGCCTGCTCTTACATTTCCTGTTGAATCAACTGCACTGCCTCTTGCTTTTTTACCTAGAGAAGTTTTCTCTGGGAAGTAGTTAGCAATACGTTCATCCAATTTATCTAGGAATGCTCGTCCAGATAAAGACGGGAATTGTCTTCTTAGTGAAGCACCAAGAGCATTAGAGATCTCTGTCATTTCAGGATCTTGATTAAACCATGTATTACGTTCTAACCAAGAACCAATCTCAGGATCTATCTCTTGAGGTGCAGATACTTGTGGAGGAGGTTCTTTAGACTCCGCTTTAGCTTCTGCTTGTGCTTCTTTAATCTTATCAAGTTGATCATCTATATCTACTACTAGATCACCATTGCCCTCAGCAATTGCTGTTTTCTTCTGAGCTTTAAGTTCAATGATTTGGGCTTGTAATTCTATTTGTTTACGTTCATAAGCTTCCTTTTGGAACTTCTTGAACTCTTCGACTGATGCTTTAATCTCATCAATCTCTTTAACCTTCTCATCAAGCTTCTTCATAAGTGTTTCATTATTCTTACGAAGGATAGGATTAATTTCCTTACCACGCTTAACAAAGGTATCTGCATCTACCCAATCATTCTCGGACCCCCTAAACTCTTCTTTAGGAACCCAACCGAAAAGCCTTGCTTCTTTCTCAACAGTTTCATTAGCAGCCGGAGCTGGTTCTGATTGCTGTTGATCTTGTACTTGATCTTCTGCCATCTCTAATCTTTCTCGTGTGTTGCCACAACGTCTAAATCGTTAATCACTCGATACTCTTTACCATCTTTAGTTTCATTACCCTTATAGATGAGTCCTGAGTATTTACCAAAGGTAATGAAGTCTCCAATCTTACACCATGGATCTTTTTGATCGGCATAAGCTGTTGTTCCCATCGCTACCACTGTACCACGGATCTGGGCTAACTGCTCCCTATCCTTTTGTTGACCTACAGATATGATAATACCACTCTCGGATACTTCTTCTACTTCCTCAGGTAATACTAACAATCTATGACCAACGGGATTTATCCCACTAGTATTTATTGTCATCTCTCGCTCCGTTAACTAAGTCTTCATATGTCAAATCTAACAAATGAAGTATTGCATTACATCTTCCTTTTGCTTCTTCTACATTCTCCACGTTACCGCGGACAATCATTTCCTTCATGTACTCTCTATCTTGCGATAGGGCCTTGAGGAGTACCTTGGTAGCTGGGTGCTGCTGCCATTCCTGAAACTCCTGGAGGGTTAGCACCTGGTTGTTGAGTAATACTGTTGAGTCTATCTGCATCTTCACTTTCTCCTATTGATCCCATTGCTTTTGACATTATTTCAATAGAACGTAAGATACCATCTTGATGTGCTCTTGCTGCTCCTATTTGAGCTTCTAGCATTGCTATCTTGTGACCTTCTTGTACTCCACCAGCTTGCTCTATTGCTAGAACAGCTTCTGCTTCCATCTTCATTATCTTAGCTCTATTTACTTCTGCTTCTTGTGCTAACTTCATCATAGCAAGTTTCATCTTCAATTGCATGTCTGCTTGCTTGATCTGCACTTTCATTTGCTCGACTTGTACCTTCGGATTAGGTGCTGGTTGTACAGCATTTGGTCCGTTAGGATCGGGCAATATCTCGTCGATGTTATTTACCTTCATTGCTTCAAGGTATCTAACTAAAACATTATGTATATTAAATCCAGGAGCTGATAACGCTAATTCACGTAATGCAGTTGCTTGCATTAAACGTTGAGTATCAGTGATCACATGTGGATCTGCTGCTGGATGTAATGATGATTCAGATTGACTGTAATCAGATGCTAATACTGAACCTTGATTGTAATCATGTTCAGGTGGTAAGTATAACTGATTAAGTCTATATATTCTTCTTAACTCTTCTTTAAGTGATCTGTAGATACGTTTAAAGATACCTGCAAATACTTTACTACCTTGTTCAGCCATCGTTTGTGATGTAGCTGCTGGTGTATTCTGACCTACATTCTCACCAACCATAATATCGGTTGCACCAATAATACGTTCACCGTAATTAATTAATGTAGTAAGTAATGTAAATAGTACTTGACTAGGTTCTCTTACCGGTAGAGGAACGATACCTTTTGCGAGATCTTCACCAGTAGAATCAACGTGCTTCCACTCGAGAGGAGCAAAATTATAGTTCCCTCCACGTACTTTAATGCCGCGGGATAAGAAGCCTCCTGCAGTTGTAGCCATAGTACCGGCATCAATAAGCTGATTAATAATAGTATTAATAGATTCATTTGTAGGTCCTAATAGAATACCAAAACCAATATCATAGAAACCACCATCTGGTGATGGAATAAATGAATACTTAGTAAAGTAAGTTTCAGGTTTAATAGCAATGATTTCATCATCACTATTACGTTTAATAGAGTCTTCAAAGTAATTAGCTACAATACGAACTACTTTGCTAGTCTCTTTATGAACAGTTATAACATATGGCTCTTTAAAACCATCACCATCGAGGTCTTCCCAACGATGTTGTTCAAGGAACTCATATGGTGTAGCAGGATCAAACGTAGGTTGATCTACACCTTGAGCCCTGTTTTGGGTATTAGTTAAGTTGTCTTGTGGTAATGCTTGAGGAATAGACAGGTCTATGTCACGCCATAAACCCCTTCTCTGTCTACTGAGAACGTCATTCTTTGATAAGTACAACACATGTGTCTGTCTTGTACAATCACTTAAGTTCTTTGTCCAGTATGAAACAACAAAATCTTTAGCTAAAATGTTCTCAGAAATTGGATGATCATTATCAAAATCCCAATATGTCTTCTTAAAAGCACAACCAACAATAGGAACTGTGATAAGAACCTTATCCATTTCCTGTTCCCAGTTCTCATCTTCTTCCATGAGCTGGTATGACATATGTTTCTCTACACGTTTAGTCTTAGCTACTAAATCTTTATCATTAGCTATCTCAGTAGATGTATCAATCTTTACTAAGTCACCTGATGGTATAAGAGCTGGATATGCTCTACTATGGAATTGTAAAGCAGCCATAGTGATAAGAGGAAACTTAACATTAGAAGCACCTGACCATGGGAATGATTTAGCTTCTGCAACTTGAAGAGCTAACTTCATAGCTTCTTCTACACGCTTCTCCCATTGACTACGAGATTCTTTGTCTATATTAAATTCGTATGTTACGTTGTAACCAATATGATTAAGCTCCTCATCAGTTAACATCTCAGCAATGTTAGGTGAAGTTAAAAGCTTTTCAGTCTTAATTTTAGTTTCTAATTCCATTAATTAATACCCTGTTATTTGAGAACGTCCATCCAATTGTACACTCTTACGAGCCTGTTGGTATTCATACTCTTCCTCCTCCTCAGGAGTATCAGCATTCTGTACCTGGTCTATAACTAGACCTAACCAAGCTAATGCGTCTACTTGGTCATCATGTCTTGCTTTAGGAAACCTAACCATTTCTTCTTCTAGGTCAGGATACCACGGTGTTGATTTATCAAACCTAACACCTCCTGCTTTAAATCTTGCCTGGAAGCTTCTTGCTCTTGATTGCTTATCTTTAAGAGGAGCTTTAGGTAGTAGACTCATATACGTCTGTCTAGCTATTTGTTCTCTTCTTAAAATAGGCCCAATAGCTTTCTCAATAACACCCTTCTCTGTTACAAAGTATTGAGGATCATATCTCTTCTGTACTGCAAACATTTCATCAACAATCTCTAGAGCGTCCCAACGACCTCTACGAATGTCAATTATGTTTAATATGCCGTCTGAATCAATACCGCCAATAGCAATGACAGTGTAATCGCTCCTGTCTCTTGTACTAATAGCAAAGTCGATTGCAGCGTAATAAGTAAGTTTCTTTTCTTTAGTAGCGATTGCATCTAATGTAAACTTTGGTATCTCAATAAAATCGGTTCGTTTAAAATATGATGTAGACTCATCCACTGGATAGTTTAACATCTCTTGAGCATACACATCAGGCATACCCTGTTTAGTGTAGTCATCTTTTAGCTTTATAAAGTCTTTGGCATTATATCTATCTGCCCAAAGAATTTGACTATAGTCTTCTGAGTGAGCTCTATATCGTATAGATCTCCACTCTACATTCTTACGTGTTGAATATGTTCTTAATGGTTCATGTCTAATATAGTCACCATCATACTCTGGTGGCATTAAACGATTTAGTAGTGAGTCTAGATGTAGAACAGTACCTACAATTCTAACTACACCATGCTTTGCCATAGAACGTAATAGCGCAGCATAAAACCATCTTCTTAACTTCTCACGTCTATCTTTAGAGGCTACCTGTTCATCACCTTCTAAGTCGTCACAGATAATTAGATCTGGACGTTTCTGATCCCATTTAAGACCCCGAACTCTTTGTTCGGCACCTCGACATAGAACTCTGAATTGTTCTCCGTCTTGAAATTCTACAATGATATCTGTCTGTGAATCTTTAACCAGTTCTTTAATCTGAAACAGATTGATAAGATCATCATTGTTAACAAGCTCATCTTTAATATCACTGAGGAAGTTAATAGCTTGATTCTCAGTGTCTGATACAATTAATGCAAACTTTCTATCTCTAAATAAAAGAGCAGCGAGCAAGTAAGCGTGAGTGATTGCTGTCGATTTCCCGTGGCCGCGGGGTGCCGCAATTGCTACTTGTTGATTATCGCTGCAACAGAGATCCCACCACTCCAAGTGGCATTGCGGAGTGGGGGTTGAACCATCGTATCTCTTTGCTAAACATGCCCCGGCAAAACCGTGGATCATGTCTGGTGTTAACTTCATTTCTTCTTGTTTTGTTTCTCACCGGGCTTATGACCATTATCTGATCTATTAGCACTACGGCTACGAACTCTTGTGTTACTAAGAGACTTAGATCCACCAGAACGTAAAGGTGTTTTATGATCTACATCTTTACCTGGTTGACCTTTAGCACGAGATGCTTTGTTTCTAGCTGCACGTTCTTTCTTAGCTTTAGGGCTAGAATGGTGAGCTGCATACTCAGATTTATAGTCTCGTTTGTAGTTAGCTGAACTAGGCATTATTTACATCCCCATCTTGCACGGGCTGCTTTACCACGTTCACCTGTCCAACTTTTACTACGTGCACAGAATGACTTGTGTCTAGGGTTAGAACTATCTTTAGTAGGTGCTTTTAAATTAGAACCAGTAGNTTTATTGTACTTAGCACGTCCTTTAGCAGTAAGACCACTTCCTTCTTTAACAGAAAGTTTCTCACCACGTCCTACAGATAGATTAGGCCCTTTCTTACGCGTTGCCATTAGTAACCCTTTTTAGGTTCTTTCTTCTTATCGGCTTTAGCAGCTGGTTTAGCTTTCGCTTTTGCTTTCGCTGCTGGCTTCTTCTTGGAATCCATCATGTCTTTCTTCTTCTTGTCTTCCATTTTGTCTTTCATCATTGTAGCCATCTTCTATCTCCTTAAAAGTTGTTGTGGGTATTGCTTCTACTTCCTTTGCACCTGCAAACTTCTCAAACTGCTCTGCAAGAAGACGAAGTCTATCATCTACTGCTAGCTTAGTTGTGATACTCGTTGGTTCACCGCGGATCAACTGTCTACGGTTAACTAAATTGTTAAATAGGTTAGAAAGGATNTTAGTGTCTACAGGTTTACGAACAAACTTAGACTTTCTAACATCCCAAAGGTAATCACCGTTTTCTAGTCTCTCTTCTATGTGAGTAAGACTCTTGTCTAGAACTGAGCTGATTCTTGAACCTAGCTTCTCGTTCTGTTCAACGTATACCTTCTTTTGAATTTCATTCCACCAAGGCTCTTCTTTCCATTCACGAAGAAACTTAGCTGGTACTTTAGTGAGTTTAGATACTTCGTCTATATCTCCATAGACGCAATAGAGTGTACAGGCATCAATCTTGGTTTGCTGTGGAAACCAATTAGGATTGTGATGTGCTGCTTTAAGAGGTCGTCCTCTTCTAGGACTTGTGTTTATTTCTTTACCATCATAGAAATAATCACTTGACACTTCTTCAGTTTTCTGTTCTAAATCATCGCTCATAGTATAATTATACCACAAGCTTTAAGAAATGTCAAGGACTATTTGTAAAGAACTATTTGTTCATTACGTACATTGTTACTTCAAAACCAAATCTCATTTCAGTAGCTGCTGGTTTAGTCCACATGTTAATCTCCTTTAAAAGTTTATGTAAAGTTTTCACTCTACATGATTATTATATCATAATGAATGAAAACAGTCTTGCGTATTTTCATGAAAGACAGGTAATTTATATTTCTCTTGACAAGATCTATAATATGTGTTAAAATCTATTAATTATTAATTATATTAATTATAATTATATTTATATATAATAATATAATATAATAATAATATAATAATATTAATATAATAATAGTAATCACGTAAAAAGGACCCATAGTGATGACTGAGGACGAAGTCCGAAGTCTAGTGATCCGCACTTAGTTAAGACGAGGACCATGATCAATAAGAGCCCCGTAAGGGTGTCCGTCGTTAAGTCATACTAACCCTCTACTAGGCTTAATTGTAAAAACTATTATAAATATAGGGAAGTGCATCCCACACAAACTCATGCATGTAACATTGCTCCCCGTGGGGGCCCCTAGCTGACCCTCAATTAGTGTTAATATAATTAATCATTATCCATGGGGACGATGATTAATGGGTGTATGACACCATCCTAATCAATCAATAACTTAGATCACACTAATTATAAGTATTACCCCTCATAAAACATACCTCTAATTCTAATTTTAAGCCACTTTAAAAGCATTATCTTTTGTAACTGATATCAACCCATCAGCCCACTCCGTAGTGACCGTAGACGCTCAATAGTTACCTTGTTGTCATATCTTTTTAATTATGCCCCCGGCATAATGAAAATAATGACAACAAACTTAATGTATAATTCAATCCTCGGACATATAACTCTAACATAAGTAATTATTCAATCCTTATCCCTTTCTTTGTGTCGGACATAACCAAAAAGCGTCCGCCACAGTTTGCTGTATAACTTCTCAGGATTGCCTAATTACTAAGTTAGAGATAATATATCAGCGAGGAGTGCTCGGCCCTGCCGATTGAATTATGTTATATATATATGACTTAACCGCGGATCATGCGTGACAGAAATCATTAAGATTTACAAGAATTGCAATTCAACCTTACGACGTCAGTCGTTACCACGACTGTGTCTCTATTCTCTTACGTTACATTTATGATGTGCAATACTTGTAAACCGCGAGCGGAAGTAAAGACTAAAAACCTAAATTCTTTACGCCAAACCCGCCCTATTTATTTGCACGCGTTGCGTGCTTTTTATATGTGTAAACAATTTGATTTAGTCTTGACTTTCTTAATAATTTCTATGTGAGTATTGCGAGGCAAGGGTTAAGTCATATATAATAACCCTTATATTCTAACAATCTTTTTAAGGAATCAATATGAAAAATGATAAAGTATTAATTATTATATTCACTGTTTTATTAGTTTATTTTATTCACTGTTTTAATTATGCATTACATCATTCAACTTTATTAAATTAATTATGAATAATAAATATTTAATATTCAAAGCAATAAAAGAATTAATGAGATATAATGTCTCGTTAGTAAGTGAAGTAAAAAGTAGTAAGTTTGTAGTTTAATTTTAATCATTTAAGGAGTAATCAATTATGGCAACATTAACAGATATTTCAGTAGTTCCAGGTTCAGTTAACTTAGCATCAGCAATAGCTAACACTTTCAAAGTGTTTGATATTGAACAGTGCAAAGAAGGTTTAGGTTTAATGTTCGAATCTTTACCAGACGATAACTTAACAGAGTATTCTAAAACACAGCAAAACACCAGCTATACATGCCAAGCATTAGTTCTAAACGCTATGGCAAATGGTCTAGACTACTCGCTCAAAACAACATTCAAGTCTCTTGACAAATTAACTGCAGAGATTGACGAACACTCTAAAGGTAATACCGAAACAGAGTTTTGGAATGTTCGTGGTGAACAATTACTTGAACGACTAGCGGTCATTGAACATAACATTGATGCACTTGAACAAGTGTTTCACATGGTTAAGAAATACTATGCTCAATCCACTGGCAATGAATGGACACCTTATGTGGCACCAAGTAAGAATGCTGGTGTTACTGCAACTGCGGTTGAGTTACAAGCAACACTTGCTAGATTGAAAACTCGCAAGGCTTAAGTAACATATAATGAAGATAGCTCTATCATAGAAATATGGTAGAGCTTTTCTTCGTTGCTACGAAATGACGCAATCGCATGTAGCGATTGCATTATTATATAAACCCATGCTCTGAACTACTATCATCTATCGCGCGGGGGTTTACGG